CATCACTAACGCGGCCATCTGACATTTTTCGCTCTTTATTTACATCGTCCTTAGTCCCATCTTCATATAATTTTTGTAAAACATTAATCCTATTCTTAATGTTATTATTATACTTTATTACTGAAAGAATGTTACTGATAATAGTTTCGGGAATATTTGCTTCCTGTAAACAAAATCGTGCGATTTTACCAACATTTTCTGTAAGGAATATAGTTGGACCATTTGTTAGTGTATGAGCATCCTTGGTAACCATATGGATGGTAGACTCATAACACAATTTCTTTGTAATGTTTGAAAGAAGCAGGTTCCATTTATCTGGATCTATGTTTCCTAGTAATCTCAAATAATACAGCTTAATGTTAGTCATACTAATGTCTCCAATCTCGTAGAAATTACGACGAATTGATAAACTATCTCCTTTATAAGCAGTCAATTCATTTGTTTTAATAATAAAACGTATTGCCTCGCTGAAATCAATATAACGCAATAGTGTTTTGTATTTGTTACAATGGTCTACGATTTTCTGTATGCTTTCGTAATCTTTTGCCATAAAATGCGGCATTTCAATAAATCCTGCTTTATTGATAATCGGAATACTTTTATTACAATCGTGACTGACAATCGTATATATTTCAGCGTCTTCGAAGCGGGCTCTAAAATCGCCAATAGTTTCCTGCATTTCATCATATTGAGGTAATGTTGCCGATGATAATACGATATTTTCAATGAGGTTGTCAGTCCAGTTTTTGTGAATAATGCTATGGAACTCGTGTTCAGGATAATCCATAGTAATCGTAGGCTCGTCCCAATACATTACGATATCTTCCTTTCTGTTAAACGCCAACATATAATACATCGCTGGTAAATAAGATTTAATATCCGTAATCATTATCTCAACCTTGTTACCCACCGTGTTGTCTACCTTTCCAATACCACCGCTTCTCTTATTGGTAGTGTAATCCTTCGCCGCATAATAATGAAGACGTATATCTTCAGCATCACTACACCCAAACGCAAACGCCACCTTTTTACGACACGAGATTGCCATCTTTGCTAGCGATAAACCAACATGTCTGGCAGCACAAACAAATATAACACGATATTGTTCTGATATGCCTAATGGCGACATAGTTTTTCCTGTTCCCGTAGGCGCAATATACTGAATTAATTTCGGTCTCTTATCTTTACAATAAGTAAACAGCTCTTTTTGATGGTCGTACAATTTATCATCCGAATATTTAAATAAATAGGCATTATTTTCAATGAGTTCAACACCACGAGTTATCATATCGGTGTAATTCACATCTTTACCAAGACGATCAATAATAATTTTGATATTATTATTAAGATTACCATTAAAATTTACAAAATTAAATGTGACGAATTTAGCCAATGTGTAATAATAATATACCCATCTACTCTTTTTTTTTGTGTAATTCTTATACAGTTTGTCAATAATGTGAATGACAACAAATTCAACAATGTCATTCTTATTTTGAGATAGTTGTTTATCGGTGTTATTAAATCGTATTTCATCCGCCTTTTTAATCTTTAAATTGTCTTTTGGAACAGTTTTTAAATAATCTATATTATAGTTGCTTGCTATAAGGGACATATCGTTTTGTAGATATTTACAATATACATAGTTATCAAGACTATCGGTTGGTGTAATTTTAAGAAACGAGATAAGTGATACGTTACGATTCAATGTAATATTAACATTACTGAAGCCACGAATAATCAGTTCACACACATATTTTTCACCGGTAGATATTGGAATCTCAATACTATTCCATTCGTTTTTGGTTAATTTACACTGATTGAAATCCATCTGTGTATGATAATGAGATACTATTATTAATTCAATTTTAAATATAATTAAAATTGATTTAACAAATTTTTAATATATTAGTCATACAAAATGACACAATACATTTATTCTATTGAAGGAAACATTGGCTCGGGTAAATCAACTATAATTAAATTACTAAAAGAACGCTTTTATGGAAACAAAAATGTTCACTTTTTGCTAGAACCAGTGAACGAATGGGAATCTATCTGTGATGAAAATGGTAATAATATTATTGAAAAATATTATGAAGAACAAGAAAAATACGCGTTTTCATTTCAAATGATGGCATACATTAGTCGTCTCAAACAGCTACAAGACGCAATTAAAAAAGGGTATAAATACATTATTACAGAAAGAAGTCTTATAACCGACAAGATGGTATTTGCAAAAATGTTATACGATGAAAATAAAATTAATAAGATTGATTATGAGATTTACACTCGTTGGTTTGACCAGTTTATTAATGATATTCCCGAAATAAACTTTATATATATCCAGACTAAACCCGAAGTGGCCGAACAGCGCGTAATTAAACGTGCGCGAACTGGAGAAACCATACCATTGGATTATCTTGTTAAATGCCATGAATATCACGAAGAGTGGATGGCCAATATGGTGAATAACAACAATATTGTCATCGACGGTAACAATGATAAAGATAGTGCTGAATATATGAATGAAATAATTAAAACCATATTAGAACATATTAATGTTAAATCAAACGAGGATAATTATATATTAATGTTTGATGGTGGAAGTCGTGGAAATCCAGGGCCAGCCGGATGTGGTTTTGTCATATATAATCACAAATATAGATTGGTTTGCGAAGGTTCCAAATCACTTGGTATTCAGACCAATAACTACGCAGAATACATGGGACTAATATTGGGTGTTAAAAAAGCAAAAGAATTAAAGTTAAATAATTTGATTATCAAGGGTGACTCATTACTTATTATTAATCAGTTAAATGGAACTTACGCTGTAAATTCTGAAAATCTTAAACCACTTAATCAAGAAGCCGTAAATATTCTAAAAGAATTCAATAACGTTCAATATATACACATTAAACGAAATAAAAATACTGTAGCAGACAAATTAGCAAACCAAGCTATGGACAATGATGAAGGAGGTGGAAGATTTAACTAGATAAATCTATCAAGATAATTTTATAATCATTATTTTATAAAAAATATAATGATTATTCAATAAGTTTAATATTCATTTTTTTACTTCCCTTATATCGCAGATGATCTGGTTCCTTTTTTGATGTTGGAAAATTCTCTTCTCCATATATATCTTGTAACAGTAACCACTCAAACAATCCGCCAACATAAATAAAAATATTATTAAATCCCAATCCAATTAGTTGCTTATATTTCGGATATATACTATTATCTGAACAATTCTCTCCATACAATATTATTTGTTTTTCTAATTTACCGTTATTCAACAATGAATTTATAGTTGTTACTTCACTATCAACAGAGAGAGTATTTCTTATAGTGCAATCTTGGTGTTCTTTGCTTAACGTATTGATTATTATATAATTGTTTTGTATAGCTTCTTGCATATCCTCAAAATTTATTTTATTAATAGATAAAGTATTTCCCATTAATAAAAGCATTTTTTTTCTTTTATATTTATTTTACTCAATCAAATTTAATTGTAACAGAGACATTTTCTTGTTTTATTGTTTTTGAAGCAGATATTGAAAGTTCTTCGCGTTTTTTACGTGTTTTACTATTAGTTAATGTAATTCGCTTTTTAGACGTACTATTACGATTATTCATATCACGCTCTATTTCGTTATAATTATCTTTTATATAAGTTATTATTTCATTTTCAAGTGCCCATTTGAAAAAATTCAGTTGCCCAATAGTGGTTTGTATGAGCTTATCCTCCTTATAAGGGATGGTAATCCTATCCCATCTACAAAAAGGATCAAACCGCCTCTTAGAATACGCTTTTAGTTTTAATTTATAATCCGTGTATACCTTAAAGCGCACGCCTTCACTAAGATTATACACAGTGAATTTCTGTTTAGCGTAGTTCGTAACAAACCAATCAACAATACGTAGAGAGATAGGTGATTCGCCATTGATAATATTCAGCATAGTTTCTAGATTGGTATCCTTTTTATAGAATTGTAGTAAGTTATTTAGTAATAGACTATTTTGTGTCGTATATGAGGTCATTGAATACTTATTTTGAATTCATTTTAAATACTAATATTTATATATTATTTACGTTTTCTGGATTCTCTCTTTTTAATATTTTTATTCTTGGTCTTCCGTAGGTTTTTTTGACGACGAGTTTTTTCTTCTCTTTTACGTTTTGATTGTTTTAATCCTTTTCCCCTTTTCAATCGTCTAAGTTTTTCTTCTAACCGGTCATTCATAGTCTGTTCTTTCGTTTCGCTTGTAGGTTTGGCGTGTTTAGACATTGTCTTTATGAGTTTTGCTTTTTCAGAGTCGCTAGGTATTGCAATTTCATAAGCTTCACCGTAATCAATGACTTTTACATTTCCGTCAGGTAGAATCATAATATTCCCAGTATTCATATCGCCATTTTTTATACCATTATCAAGCAGTGTTTCTGAAATTTTCAATACTTTGTCGTATATTTCTTGTGTTTTTTTAGTATTTTTTAACATTGTTCCGTCTATTTTTTCCATAATCATATTTATATCTCTATCTTGAATATAATAACCATATATTTTGGCTCCTACACCAAGATTACCCGCAATATAGGACATTCTCAATTCGGTCCATGGATTTTCTTCATACATTGCATCCTCTGGTGCGTCAAAAAGATTCATTACTTTTAATAATTTAGAAGGGTGGTTTCTAACCGTATATACACCATATCCGGATTTTGAAATTATATCAGCTTTTACGTATTCATTTGGATCTAATACTGGAATGTCATCGGGAGGATTCGGATAAGATTGACTAGCTTCAGCGGCCGCCATTATATAATCATCAGAATATTTATTCATAATTAGAGTTTTTGGGGATTAAAAACTGTTCTTGTTTATCAATGATATCATGATAATTGTCGTCTTGTAGAAAAGGATTATTACAAACCTGTTTAATCATTTCACGTTCATTTAATTTATTATTAGCGTGTTCTCTCTTATTAATACCTTCATTGTTAGACTCTACTGTCGTTTTATGTTCCGGGTTATCTTGTTTATAAGATCTCTCTGGCTTCGTACCATCACTCCATATAATTACTTTAAATTCATCCATTTTAATAACCAAATAGAATATTATTAACAAACAAATGTATTATAATTTTTTTATCTTTAACTGCTTCGTAAAAACAAAGTCATTTGAGTTCTTTACACGCCGTTGTAAATTACATTTTAAACAGCAAACAACAGTATTAGAATTGGAATGACATATATCGTTATCTATCCTATCTAGCGTCCACTGTTGGTCATCGCGAACCTTTGTAAAGAGAACCTTGACAATATTCCGACAATAATAGCATTTTAATTTACACGCCACTAGCTTCTCTAGAACATTATCAATATTAACTAATTTTTTTTCATCGTAAATACTTTTTTTTACATCTTGTGCCTTGTATCCGTTTATTTTCCTTGTTATTTCACTCTTTAGATGCGGCGTATTTTCATCCGTAACATTCATAAAATATTTATTTACTAGATTTATTTGTTCATTTATAGGCGGTTCTTCGTAAGTGGCAACATTCCTAAACTCATTATGTTTATTACCCTTTATAAGGTCAATATTATGTTTACCTGTTATTGAAATCTGCTTCATATTATATCGTATATATTTTTAAAAGTAATTATTACCATATAAAACAAGTTAAACTTAAATTATTATTATTATAAAATGAATAAAGATGAAAGCTGTCAAGAACTTAAAGATATAAGGTTTAAGACTATGTTTATAACCGGAAATAAAGAATCAAATGTCAAGATAGCCGATTCTAGTGAATCACAAATAAGTATTATGTTGGATAAAGAGATTAAACAGAATAGAGCCGAGCCATGGAGTAAACTGAATAAGGCTACAAAAATTGTTAAAATCAAGAATTATTCTAAAAATTACAAAAACGATAAAAATATTACAGACGATGAAAAAAAAGATTTGGAAAAATATTTAATAGACGCTATGAATCGCAAACGATTAACAAGCATTAAAGATGTTACTTATGATAAAGAAACAGGTATAATTAAATCAATTCCATCCCTGATGTTCAATGCATCAACGAGAAAATTCACATTGAAACGAAATGATAAAAGGACTTCTACAATTAAGCATTTAACACCCGATACAAAGAAGAAAAAGGAGACTATAAAAACAAAGCGCAAGAAAGAACAGACCAAGAAAGAACAGACTAAGAAAGAACAGATAAAAGACTGATATTATGATAGAAAATTGATGTATTATATTAAAGGAATATTATACTATTAACATATGTTGAATATTAACACAGAAGATTACGATGATCTTCTGGAAAGTATTGTCTTGCTGGTTGACGAACTCATCACATCAGAACCTATGTTGTATTCAAATCCCAATTTTCACAATATTATTTTGGATGAAGTGTCAACTTTACTAAAAATTCAATTAGAAAATGAAGTCAATTCTGAAATGCTTATTAAATGTGCGGTAAATGAGGCAATGCGACACTATTATACTGTCCACAATCCACGGAGATCATATAATAATAGCATCATCATTAAACCGCCAAATATTAATATTATTGAAAAAAAAATAGAGTATTTGAAAAGTATACCACAACCAGAGCAGAGAACCAATGAATGGTATTTATTTCGCCAAAAAGTCCTAACTGCCAGCAGTATATGGAAGGCTTATGGTAGTGAAAAATCAAAGAATCAAATTATATATGATAAATGTGAACCCATTGATTTAGATAAGTACAATCATGTTAATATGGATTCACCAATGCACTGGGGGCAAAAATATGAGGATGTATCTATAGAATGGTATGAGAAGCATTATAATACAAAGGTCTCTGAATTTGGTTGTATTCCTCACAAAGACATACCTTATTTGGCGGCATCTCCTGATGGGATTAATACCGTTCCTACTTCTAAAAGATATGGTAGAATGTTAGAAGTCAAAAATATATTTAACCGTGAAATCACCGGAATTCCAAAATTAGAATATTGGATACAAATGCAGGTTCAAATGGAAGTGTGTAATCTAAATGAATGTGACTTTTTAGAAACGCGTTTTATTGAATATGACTCATATAATGATTTTATGGCGGATGGTAGTTTCACTCTCTCTGAAACCGATAACATTAAAGGAACTATTGTATGTTTTATTCAGAATGAAAAGCCTCTATATGAATACGCACCATTATACCTTTCACAGGAAGAGTATGAAAAGTGGGAGGAAGAGATTATGGAAAAGCACAAAGAAAAAGTTTGGCTTAGAAATATATATTGGAAACTAGATGAAATTAGTTGTGTTTTGGTATTACGTAATAAATTTTGGTTTAATGCTACAAAACATATATTACAAGAAGTATGGGATTCCATAGAAAAGGAACGAATAACGGGACATAAACATCGTGCTCCTGTTTCTAGGAGCAAGCCAACTACGGTGAAAACGCGAAGTTGTAACGTTATAGTATCAAATGATTATAAAGATAATTCTCAAAAAGAAGAGCATATATCAAACAATAAAGAATTAAACGATAAAGAGGAAAAAATATCATCTCATAAATTATCAAATAATAATATCAAGATTGACTCTATTAATGATAACAATTCAAAGCCACCACGCAAACCATCTATCACAATTGACATCTGAGACTATTTTATAGAATAATTAAGAACAACCACTTAAAATTTTAAATATTATAAAGTTATATGGCTGAACAGGAAATGCGTGTTATGAAAAGAAATGGTCAATTTGAAGATATTTCGTTTGATAAAATCTTAAACCGTGTCAAAAAATTAGGAAATAATATGGAACCTGCTCTTAAACTAAATTACAGCCAGTTTGTTATGGATGTAATCGAGCAACTATATCCAGATATATCAACGAGTAAAATTGACGAATTAACCGCAGAACAATGTGCTTCTATGTGTACA